TTTTGCGTCATGTGTGTCCATTACATATACCTGCCTTTGGTGTGGCCGCGTTCGGCAATCCCATCCGCTGTTTTTATGTACCCGCCTTCAGCGCAGTTCCAAGCTCTAAGGCTCTTATTAATCCTTGAATCAGGATCATTCGCTGTTTTTGAAGACGTAAGTTTCTTTTTCATACCAGACATTCTCGCGCAAAAAGAGTCTCGACGTGAGCCTCCTTCTGGTTGAGGTGGTTTAAGATCATGTCCTTCTCTTTTAGCAGAGGCTCTCCCCTTGGCGTTTAGACCGCCATTTGGGTTCTTGCCCTCTTTGCGTTGCCAAGCTGGAGATTTAGCCATGATTAATTCCCGTTAGCGATCAAGTAACCTTCTTGCGAAACTGTCAAAGCCGCAGTACCGGTACTAACTTTTGCTTGCAATTGGATGTCCGTTTTCTCAGAAACAAGCCTGGGCATTACTCGCTGTGTATGGTAGTTGTTTGTAAACGGAGCCACAATAGTAACGGTAGATACCCCTGCACTATTTGTTTGATAGTTCTGATATGTTGCAAAACCTGCGGGGTTAGCGTTTAAGCTGGTATTGATGTCAATTCGGCTCAAATAGAATGTATATCCTGCGGGAACTGTGTAAATGCCCATCAAAGTACGACCATTACCTGCTGCAATCTCTGCGTACAGCGTTGTATCTGATGTGTCTTTTAGCGTAATGTTACCAGTAGGAGCGCCACTAGCAACTGCCATACTATTGATACGGAAATAAGACTTAACCGTAGTTACAGCCGTTGTACCATTAAGCTTTATATTTTCAGAAATTTGGTTGTAGTTTGCGTCTAAACCATTGATAGTTATCAACGAAGTTGCATCAGCGCCCGTGTTAACAGAACTGACAAGGTGCATTTGAATAGCAGATGACGGGAAAGTATAGGAGCTATTGCCTTCCCATACAGGTACAAATGATGTGCCTACTGATGCTTGATAACCATAAATGTTTAAAACACTATGCCCATAAACTTGACCGCGAGCCACTTGCAAATCAAATGGCTCATATTTGCCCATACGGGTCATTGACGATAACACTGCATTTGCCATGAATAATCTCCTTAAAGTTTAAAGATGGGGGCCGAAGCCCCTAGAGATTAGTCAAAGTTACCGTATGGGTAAGTTGTGCTATTACCAATGTTCATGTCATTTTGGTTGTAACGAATTGTTACTTCAATCTGACCTGATGTTGGAGTTGTCAAACTTGTATTAGTAATCTTCAGTGTAACAACAACTTGAGAGAACCATGATGGCTGCTGACCAACCAATGGGTTCTGAAAGTCTTGCAATGTAGCATTGCTGTTTGTTAACTGTGATCCAACGTATGTTGCTGTGCCGCGAGTAGCAGAAGTAATCGCAGCCATAGTTGCATATACGCCTGTGCTTGTAGCAAAGTTATTAGAAACATAAGGTTGGATAGAGTTAGCTGTTACGCTTCCGTCTGTAGGCAATGTGCCAACGTCAACGATCACATCAGTGATGTTGCAAGAATAGGGTAGATAAAACACTACGCCACGATAAATCGTTCCAGATGTATCTGCTGTAGGAGCAGATGCAGTAGTTGGGCCGCTATTGCTGAAAGCACCAGATTGTGGAGTGTAGATCGTAGCAATGCTATTGGGAATATTGTTTGAAGAAACAAATACTCCAGAGCCGCCGCCGTAGTTAGCTGTATTAGCAGCTGTTACAGAAAAATCTAAAAGAGCTGTTTGAACCAGGTCTGTGTAGCCAACGTCACGTTGTGGGCCAAAACGGTTATCGCCAGATAGAATCGGGCCTTCAAAGGTACTGCGTCCCATTATAAGTTTCCTTATGCAAAAGTTACCTTGTTAATCGTTGCATCGTGACCCCTGGGCGGGCTGGCAACAAGGTTGAATTCCCAGATGCTCAGATAATACACGAAATCAAAAATTAATCAAGAAGTTTGTTTGACTTTTTAAGATTTTCTTCCTGCGTAATGACTCTTAAATTCCACGGCACATGGAGGCCGCAAACGTCCGGCGAGATCAATGGAATGATGTGATCCACCACATATCTTTCGCCAGTAATCTTAGTTAACTTCTGGGCCTGTAAATACATCTCACGCATAGCCAGCTTTTGCTCTGCCGTGATCCAAGCCGGAGTAGCATTTCTATGCCGCCTTTTACGAACGCTGGTGAGTGCTTTGTAATATTCTGGATTGTTGGCTTTGTGTTTTATTTTGTATTGGTTAACTTCTTCTTTAGGTCTAGCATTAGCCCTAGCCTTTACCGCTTCTTTATTCTTTTCATAGTACCTGCGACCAGCTTCTTTTGCCGCCTCAGACTTTGGCTTTTCTTTTCTTTTCTCATTATCAATCTTCCAGTCTTCCTTCATGCATTCAATGCAAGTGCCTTTAGTTTTGCGTAGTGCTATATGACCACGACTGCATGGCTGCCCAGTAAAGTAATGAGTAGCACCCTTTTTCTTTGCTTCCGATCTGTTATTTGGATATTCCATATCAACTCCTGTTATACGATACTGGAAATTATAACACAAAGAAAAAGGGGCCGAAGCCCCTTTGAAAATATTAATTTCTTTAATGAAATCAATAAGTTCCGTAAATACCGAGAGGATCAGACCACCCGAATGAATAACGCTCTCTACTCTTGTAGCGAACGTTCCCTGTATCAAAATCTCCGTCCATTGAATTTTGCAGGGGTGTACGCTCGAAGTGTTTCATACCGTTAGGTACATCGGTTAACAAGAACCAAGCATTAGGCGCTGTCAAGAAGTGATTGATTGTGTATCCTTCTGGGATAGAACCATTGTTCTCGATAGCGTTAATGTCGTTGTTGTTTGTACCAACACGCAGTTTAGTTTCGAGCAAGCGAGTTGCAACGAACTGTAGTGCAGGTGGAACAATCAACTTCTTGGGCTTAGCGGCGATCAAAAGACCACGCTCATCTGTCCATGCGGCGATCTGAATAACTGCGTTTTCAAGCGCTGTTTCGTTCAGGTCAGCAGGTGTAGATGGTGAGTTGGAGTTTATTCCACCGTTAACCAATGGGTGTGAAGAGTTAAACAAAGATACACCGTCACCACCAACATAAGCGGAGTTAAATCCGTTATTAAGTGGAGCAGCAGCTTTTACCTGCTTTGTGTATGCCATAGCACGGGCAAGACCCTTGGTGTAGCGAGCAGACAAGCTGTCGTACAAGTTATCCTCAATCGCCTCTTCGGTGATTGCGAATCCAAGAGCAATAGTCTCATGGTTATAACGAGTTGTCCATGCCTCTTGCGCATTGTCGTAGCTGATGGCTGTGCCCTCGGTCTTGACTGGTGCTGCTGAGAAACCAGACAGTTTTGTTTCCTCTTCAAAAGAACGCTCAGAAGTCTCTGTTTCATAGATCTCTTTGTGCTCTTCTCCGTATCTTGCATACTCTAAACCAAACAATGCGTTTAATCCAGGAAGCAATTCCTTCAATAGTTGTGCTCTTGAAATAGCCATTTAATTGCTCCTTAATTAAGCGGTTTGAGTACCAGTACCGTTGTAGTATGAATGCAAACCAAAGTTCATCTTGAAGAGTCCTTCTGGATATTGAGTAAATACTAATGTACTGTTTGCTGGGATGGTAATACCTGTAGAGGATGTACCTGCGGGAGAAACAACTGTTGCTGCCTGTGCGTTAATAGTAACGGCAGTTGCACCAGCCGCTGCTGCGGTAGCTACAAAAGAACCTGTTCCAATGTATTGATTGTTAGCTGCTAAGTAACCAACTTCTGTACCAATAGGCAAAGCCACTGGTAATGCGCTGGTAACAAGCGAAGTACCACCGCCGCCGCTTGTTAAAGTAGCAGTTGTAGCAGTAGCTGTATCACGAACTAGGTCAACCAAACGGAATGGGAATGTGCTGGTTGTTGCATATGATGGTGTGCTTGTTACAGCAATACCGTTATATGAATCGCCAGTATTGATGTTTCCACCAACCGCTGCTGTAGAACCTGAGTAGTCTGAACCATAGAAGTTCAAACCAATCATAGGTGTAGAGATTGAACCTACTGTAATGCTAGTTGTACTTGTGGTAGCAACTGCTTTAAAGAGGACATCTGGATCATCAGTAACGTAAGCAAATGCGTCACCAGCCAATGTATTGGCGGGCCAATATTGACTGAAACGTTTTTGTTTAGATACTGGATCTGTGAATGTACAACCCACGAAGATACCTACTTGACCGTAACCTGCTCCACCAGTTGTTGCTGATGCGCCTGTAGTCATTGTTACACGAGTTACATAGCCACGGGTAATTGCAACCATATCGCCAAAGTAAATATTGGTTCCAAAGTTATACTGAATCGGCAATTGTCTTGTCGATGCTGCATAAAATTGACCGCCAATAAGACTTACTGGCTTAAACCCGTATGGTGCGGGAATTGTTGGATATGCCATTTAAATCTCCAAAAAATTAACTTTTACCGAATGTCACCTCGGAACGTCTGTCTTTAAACAGAGGCATCCTTGGATCACTATTGCGCATGAAAGTATTGTCAACAGATTCCATTTGAGCTTTGTTTTGGTTAGCGTAGTATTCCTGCGCTTGCTTAACAAACTCAGCAGGGATTCTGCAAAGCAATAATCCACCGACTTCAATGCCACCTTTAAATCGTCCGTCTTGAACTTCGTGCATCATCAACTCAGGATAATCTTCAGACTTGCAAGGCTCATAACCTTCACGAAGTCTCATAGAAATATTCTTAGGATCTGCTTGTCCGACCATACTAATTCGGATATATCTGTGCTCCCATCCTGGACGGGGATCCGGCATAGGTAATTGCTCTGGTGGTCTCCAGGCATCTGGTCTTTGGAAAGCTGCACGGGTTTCGACTTCTCTTGGTTTACGATTTTGTTCTGACATGATTAAGCTCCTTTTCTTTCTTTAGCAACCTGACGGGCATAGTCCTCTAATGAGACACCAAGCCGTTTGGCGATATTTACCTGACTCTGGGTTAGTACGATTTTTTTAGACGCTGTACTCCTAGACGCAGGTGCTACTATCGACTTCTTGGGTGGAGGAGATGCATCCACTTCAGTATCGCTATCAAAAGCATCTGGGAACCTAGTACGCATTTCGGAATCAATTCTTCGGTAATACTCTTCGCTCGATGGATTTAAGCGCTCATCTTGCGTGAGTTCCTCGTGTATGGCAAGCGCATAACTGGTCATGCGCCGATCTGAGCCGAACCAAGGATTCTTATCTTTCCAGGCCTCCGCCTTTCGGTCTAGCTGCGCTGGTTGCGTTACCTGCGTTTGTACCTCATTCTTTTCCTCTTGTAAAGGGGTGGGCTTAAAATTATGTAACCTTTCTGCCTTAATCGTAACGGCAGTTAGTTCACTTTGTGCCTCAGCCAAGGCCTCTGCATCCCCCGTCTCATAAGCAGCTTTGTACTTATTTTTGGCAGTTTGGATCTCGTTGTCCACAACCTTTTTGGCCTGTTCTAAGAGAGCAGTCTGCCCTTGATTCAATGAGCCTTTGAGCTTTTTGTTTTCTTCAACAACGGACTGAGCTAGCTTTAAAGCTTCCTCACGTTCACGATAAGCCGCTTCTTTTGCACGGCGTTCATCGTGATACCCCTTGGTGAAATGTTTAATTCTTTTCTTGACGGATTCGTTGTATGTTTCCAACTCATCATCAGAAAATTCTTTGGGCGGTTCGTCTGCGGGCTTGCGACCACGATCTGGTTCAGGTGTATCGTCAATGATCTCAAGTTCTGGAGTCTCCTCCACTTCGACCTTGCTATCCACCTCATCAGGAAATTGAAATGTTCTTTTTTCTGTTGACATAGTTTTTCCTTATGCTGCTCGTTGAATACCACGGGGGTCTTGCACGGTAGCCTCAACCTGATCATCTTTAATCAAGCGAAATTCTTTGCCGTGTATCTTGATCCGTGTGCCAGTATTGGGACGGACAATAACAAAGTCACCGACTTTGCATGATGGCCCAGATGGGAATCTGGTTGCATCTTTGTAT